CAAAAATTAACCTTTATGACTATTTTCGACGAACAAATTGCACGCAAACCGAATCGCTATCCTTGGGCACAAGAATATATAGACGCAATGTGGGCGGGACATTGGACTCCAAACGAGTTCACATTTACATCTGACTTGCAACAATACAAGACTGAGATGACTCTACAAGAACAGCTCATCATCAAGAACACATTGAGTGCTATTGGTCAAATTGAAATTTCTGTAAAGAAGTTTTGGACAAAGTTGGGTGACACACTTCCACATCCAGCATTATCTGATTTGGGTATTACTATGGGAAACATTGAAGTTATTCACAATAATGCATACGAAAAACTATTGGATGTGCTACAATTGCAGGATATATTTGAAGAAAATCTAAAGTTGGATATTATTCAAGGACGAATCAAGTATTTACGCAAGTATCTTGATAAGAACTATGAAAATGATAAAAAACAATTTGTATACTCGCTTATTCTATTCACACTGTATGTAGAGAACGTGTCATTATTTAGTCAGTTTTATATCATCAATTGGTTTAATCGCTACAAGGGTCTACTCAAAGACACTGCACAACAAGTTGCATATACAGCCAAAGAAGAAACATTGCATGGTCTTGCTGGCGTTAAGATCGTAAATACAATTCGACAAGAACTGCCAGAATTATTTGACGCTGAATTGGAAGCACGCATTCTGCACGAAGCCAAAGAATCCTACGACGCCGAATCCAAAATCATTGATTGGATGATTGGTGACTATAAAGATTCAAGAATCAGTGCAGATATTCTCAAAGGATATGTACAAAAAAGATTAAATGATTCACTAGAAATGATTGGATTCAAAAAGATTTTTAATGTGTCTCAAGAAATTATTGATTTGACTATGTGGATGGATGAAGATGTAATGGGCAATACTATGACTGATTTCTTTCACAAGCGTCCTGTAGAGTACTCTAAGAAAACACAGTCTATCACATTCGACGATCTATTTTAATATATATGAGCAAAGACATTTATTGGTTAAACAAAGATAGCGTAACATTTCTTGAAAGAGGATATCTACCCAAGGGTCAAACACCCGAGGAACGAATTCTTGAAATATCAAAGGCTGCTGAAAAAATTCTAAAGAAAAAAGGATTTGCTGAAAAGTTTGAGTCTTATATGCACAAGGGATGGTATAGTTTATCATCCCCAGTGTGGGCAAATTTTGGCAATGGTCGAGGATTGTCTATTTCATGCAATGGTTCATATGTGTCTGACACAATGAATTCTATTCTAGAAAAGACTGCTGAAGTAGGTATGCTCACAAAGTATGGTGCTGGAACGTCTGGATATTTTGGAGAACTGCGAGCCAGAGGCACACCAATCAGCGTTGGTGGGTCCAGTTCCGGTCCTGTTCATTTCATGGAAATGTTTGACAGCGTGACCAGAGTTGTTTCACAATCAAATGTTCGTAGAGGTTCATTTGCTGCATATTTGCCAATAGATCATCCGGATATTCTGGAATTTCTTGGCATTCGTGAAGAAGGTCATGCTATTCAAGATTTGAGTATTGGTGTTTGTGTCAACAACAAGTTCATGAAGAAGATGATTGATGGAGACAAAGATGCTCGATCAATCTGGGCAAAAGTGCTCAAAAAGCGTTTTGAAAGTGGTTATCCATATATCTTTTTCAGCGACAATGTAAACAATAACGCTCCTCAAGTATACAAAGACAAAAAGATGAAGATACATGCTTCTAATCTTTGTAGCGAAATTTGCTTGAGTTCGTCAGCAGATGAAACATTTGTTTGCAATTTATCATCTATGAACTTGCTTCATTATGATGATTGGAAGACAACTGACGCTGTTGAAACATTAACATACTTTCTTGATGCTGTGATGGAAGATTATATTCATGCAACTGAAAATATTCCGTTTCTCAAGGCTGCTCATAACTTTGCTAAAAATCAAAGAGCACTTGGTATTGGAGTTCTTGGTTGGCATTCATATCTGCAAAGCAAAATGATTGCGTTTGAAAGTCTAGAAGCCAAACTTCTCAATACTCAAATTCATCGTGTTATTCGCGACAAGAGTATTGCTGCAAGCAAAGAAATGGCAGAAGAATATGGTGAACCAGCATTGTTGAAGGGGTATGGGTTGAGAAACGTCACCACAATGGCAATCGCACCAACCACAAGCAGTTCATTTATTCTGGGTCAAGTATCTCCTTCTGTTGAACCGCTAAACAGCAATTATTATACAAAAGATTTGGCTAAAGGTAAGTTCACTTATCGCAATCCATATCTTGAAAATGTATTGGAAAAGCATAGCAAGAACACTCAAGAAGTATGGAAGAGTATTCTGCACAAGGGTGGTTCTGTACAACACCTTGAATTTTTGAGTGATCATGAAAAAGAAGTGTTCAAGACATTTGGTGAAATCAGTCAAAAGGAGATTGTAATACAGGCGGCTGCTCGTCAAAAGTTTATTGATCAGGGGCAAAGTATAAACTTACAGATACATCCCAAGACTTCGGTCAAAGAAGTCAATCAATTGATTATATTCGCTTGGGAACAGGGTATAAAGTGCCTATATTATCAACGTGGCACAAACCCAGCCCAAGAACTTGGACGAAGTATCCTTGATTGTAAGAGTTGTGAGGCTTAAATATTATAAAAACAACACAAACCGCCATGTTATTGGCGGTTTTTTTGTGCACCTAACTATTTATATACTAAACGCATATATACACTATGAACAACAGAGATCTTATCAAAAAAGCCATCAAGAAATTAGTATTACAAGAAATTGCCAACAATCAATTTGGTGTACAAGTACACGTAGATAATGCCGACAAAAAAGGTTCTGATGCCTTGGGCAAGGCAATGGGTAAAAATAATGCTGGCAGCATCATTGGAACTGGCAAAACTGCTGGATGTGATGACAATCAAAAGGTTGAGTTGAGCAAGAACGCAGAAGACAACTATGATGTTGTGTCTGTGACCAATGAATCTGAACGCAAGATTGCTCGTGGTGTTTCACTTGAAGCTGCTATGGAACTTGTAAAGAAACATGCCAAAGATAGTGAAAAGACATATGTTCAAAAAGCATATGACAAAAGTCTAAAAGGATTTGGACTGAAGACAGCCGACAGAGATGATGACATGAAGTTGGAAGATACTATGGACGATGTTGATGAAGAATTGCAGATTGATATTGCAGATGACAATACTGAAAAAGCGGATGTTAAAGCAGACAAAGAAAATGGTCCAATCAATAAAGATGTATCTGCATCAATGGGTGGAGAAATGGTAGATAAGATTGAGAAGATTATTGATCGTGTGTTGAAACTAAAAGCCAAGGCTGATGCCACAACTGCACATCTCAAGACAGATAAAGATATGGAAAGTTCAGACAAGCTGACAACCAAACTAAAAGATACACCTGCTCTAAAAGAAAAGAAATAACCTATGAAAAAATCTGAACTAAAGTCTATTATTCGTGAAGTTGTGGAAGAAGTTAAAAAAATGGAAAATCCATGTTGGAAAGGCTATAAAGCATATGGTACAAAGAACAAGGGTGGTAAAGAAGTTCCAAATTGTGTACCTGTGAATGAGGAGGAAGATTTTGGAGATGGATTACGCCGTGAACTGCGCAATGCTCTAAAGAAAAAAAATGCAGAAAAGGCAGTTTATTATAAACAAGCCCTCAGTTCCCCAACAGTCGCAGTTGCGGGGTTTGACAAGCAATTCAAAGGAAGTTGGGCATATGATCAATGGTTAAAAAAGAACGCCGAAGCAATTGCTGCACAAAATGCAGAATTTAAAAGATTTGCATTTATGGGCGAGGTTGAAGAAAACGAAGGAGAAGATTGTCCTCATTGCGAAAATCAAGGGTGGTATGTAGTACAGGATAAATACACCGGCGATCCCGAACTTGAACAGTGTAAGTGGTGCCATACCAATCCAAAGTCAAAGTTCAACATGGGAGAAAAAGATTTGGAAGAAACATATGAATCAACCAAATGGGATATGATTCCAGAAGGTGATGAACATACATGCGAAGGTGATGAATTTTATGAAATGTATGGTGATATGAATGCTGATGCTACATTAGAAGAAGCAGAATATCGTGGTCGCAAAGTAAAACTTGGTAAACCAATGCGTGGCGATGTAAAAAAATTTAAAGTGTTTGTTAAGAACCCAACGACAGGTAATGTAAAGAAAGTAAATTTTGGTGATCCAAACATGCGTATCAAAAAGAGCAATCCAAAGCGTAGAAAGAGTTTCAGAGCAAGACATAAATGTTCTACGGCAAAAGATAGAACATCGGCAAGATATTGGAGCTGTAGAAAGTGGTGATATATTCACACTATCAAATCCCCACTATATAAAAAGTGGGGTTTTTTATGATATGGTACTTGACTTTCTATAAAAAGAAGTCATAGTTATGGACATGAGTAAAACAAAGAAATATTCAATCAACGAAGTCAAAGACATCATTGATACTTGCTATTCACTCAAGCCCGAAAAGCTGTTTATGGGCGAATTGAAATGGAAGTATCTTGTACGCAGTGCTTTGCGTGGCAAAAATATTCTGTTGCTTGGACCAGCCGGTCAAGGCAAGACATTGGCATGTCGATGTCTGGCCGAAGCCTTGAAGGAAGAGGTGACAGAAGAGGTGACGGAAGAACAACTAAATTTGCTTAAAAACGATCCTAACGTACATATTATAAAAACGGAAATAGTAGAATAATAGCGTGGAATATCCTACCAACTAATACTTATTAGTAGTATGATAATATATAAAACCATAAATACTCTAAATCAACGTTATTACATCGGAAAAGACGCAGCCAATAATCTAAACTACTATGGCTCGGGGAGGGCGATAAAGGCGGCAATCAAAAAATACGGAAAGAAAAACTTTACAAAACAAACAATAGAAGTAGTGGGTGGAACCGATTTGGGAAAACTTTTGGAGAGAGAGATATACTGGATAGACAAATATGATGCCATAAATGACAAAAAATCATATAATATACAAAGAGATAGCGGTTTGCGTCCAAAGGTTACGACGAAAGAAGAAACAAGAAAAAAGATTAGTGCAGCCGTGAGGATGGCGTATGAAACAAACGAAGAATACAGAAAGAAAATAACAGAGCACAACCAAGGAGAAACAAATCCAATGTTCGGAAGAACTCAGTCCGAATATCAACGAAAAAGAGTGAAAGACGCCAACACAGGAAAAGTTTATTCCGAAGAAACCCGCAAGAAGATAAGTGAGGCAAGAATGGGAACGTCGTTTCTAACAGAAGAAGGAAAGAAAAATATAGGAGAGGCAACCAAAGAAAGATGGGCGAAATATAGAGAACAAAAAATAAAAAAGTATGGAATAAAAGTTCCACTCACAAAAGAAGAAATAAAGAAAAAACAATCCGATGCAGCAAAAAAAAGATGGGAAAAATA